ATTCGAATATGATTTATCGCCGAATAGCTGAAGCGCTGAGGACTGTTACAAGTTCTTCCCGGGAGGGAGGTGAGACGGCTGTTCGAGTATTGAATTTGTATAAGAATCTGCTTCAAACTAGAATTACAGAGGAGCAGACTACCTACAAAAAAATCCGAGATTTCGAGGAGTCTGTGAATATCTTTCTGGATGGAAAGAAATTAGTTGTGGACGGTAGGGGTGGAAAGTACAGAACGTGGCCTGTAATTAGTGCGACCAATGGGAAATATGGATTGAATTCATTGTCCTCGGGGGAGCGTCAGGTCCTCACGATGCTCTTCTCCGCCAGTCGCCTAGGGCAGGGCGGCGGAATTTTCTTGGTGGACGAGCCGGAACTTTCATTGCACGTCGATTGGCAAAGACGAATTTTGGGTGAGTTGAAGAAGCAGGCAAAGCAAAGCCAGATCATTGCCTGTACCCATGCCCCAGAAGTAGGTGCAGATCACTATGATGCACTACTTGAATTTGAGCCTAGGCCTTTCGAGGAACAAATCGATTTGGTTTTCGATGATGAAATCAATTCCGAGGAGTAAGTAATGAAATACTCTCTCCCGGGTTATAAGATTGCGGTTAAGAGGCGTTCGGCCAAAACGTTGCTAGTAGAGGGCGTGGACGACCAGAAAATCCTGCAGCGTCTCATGGCCGCGCGCGATGATGGCACGACAGCTGCTGACCAGCGCCCCGTGGTCGATCACGCGCATCTTGTTGAAGATCCTGTCCTGAGCGGACTTGGGAATCGGAGAAAAGTTATCGAAGTCAGTCGCGAGGCGGATATAAAATCCTCGAAGTTTCTTGCTCTAGTAGATCGCGAATGGGACGGATTCGATGATTCGACTTTTGATTTTGCCCCACAGTACGGACCATCTGAATATCTGCTGGAGCGTACCAAGGGCCACTCGGTAGAAAACTATTTTTTTGCTCCTGAATTTTTTACTGACTATCTTCTCCGGGAGCACCCGGAGCACATTACGCATGCCTTGAGAGCTGCGATTAAAGAGCGCTTTCCCCAGATGGTTTGGCTAGCGACACACATTTCGCTTGCCGCCCGAGAGGCTGAACTATTGGGCGCGATCTGCCCAAGCATTTCCAATACCCATGTACGGGTCGAAAATGCGGCATTTTGTCTAGATACGGCAGGCATTGCCGCAGCGCTAACGAAGCAAGGTTGCGACGTAGCCAAAGTACTGCGTTTCGTAAATGCATTCACCAGATTGGATGCAACTCCGCAGCCTGCTTCATACGGCGGGAGATGGGTGGCCCATGGGCATGTCGGCTCAAGCACAATATGGAGTTGTGTCGGGGCGTTGGCTTTAGAGCTTGGGTGTTCGCCTCAGACAGCCCAGACCATTGCAGTCGGGTTCCTTGATCATAAGTTGAGGGCATTTGCGCATCTCTTGGCCGAGTCTGCTGCGGCAGAGAAGAGCCCGTTGGACAAATTGGCCGCCTGGGCCTATCGACGATAGCGAGTGATAAGGGCTGCCTGTTGGGCCATCAGGGGAGCTTCCGCCGCTCGATGGCCCAAAGGACAAGTAGATCAGGCGGCGCTAAGCGCGTGTCTGGCCACCATTTTTGGTGCGATCCCGCGATCAACTGCAGAGTTGGGCGCACTCCTTCACTGCTGCCGCTCGCCTGGCATCGATGTATGCCGCCAGATCGTTGACATGAACGCCCTTGGCACTCTTGTTCGATCCCTCGATACGAACCACCGGCAAGCGGATCTCGCCCAGACCGGTTTTGCGTAACAGCTTCTCTGGACTCAGATGGGGGAAGTAGTCCCGCGCCACGATGTCGAGGGGCACCACAGCGGTCGCGCCGTACTGCGCCAGTAACAGGAAAATGGTGGTCATTCGCTAGCTCCAATTCGCCAAGCCTGGGGCGTCAATTCGATGATTCGTTCTACTGCTTGCTGCATTGCTAAGTTATGAGTCACATGGGTAAATGGTTAATACGCATGTGGTTGCTAAATCCGCTTGAACTCGACTACCCACACCCAGGGGTTCGCCTCCCATGCGCCGGCGCCGTTGATGCTGTCCCACAGGCGAGAAAACATCGTCCGGTTTGGCGTGTCAGGGCCTTCACACGCGAGTGGCGCGCCAGCACCTTCGCATGCCGCATCAGCTTCGCTGCAGTCGTTCAGCCGCTCGACGCGCACGCCGATGATCTCCAGCTCCAAGCGGCAGGCCGCGCGCGGCATGTGGATGCTCGGGCGCCACTGCCGGCGGATACCATCTTCCGACCGCTCCAGGTCCGGCCCGAGCGGATCGTCCAGATAGTCGGCTCGGTAGAAGGTGAGGCAGTCGGGCTCGTAAGGGCCGAACGGGTGGTTGCTGTGCTGCCACGTCTCCCGCACCCACATGCGGTCGCCTGGATTGCCATGGCGGCAAGTCAAGGTATCGCCGTTCCGCGTGTGCCAGATGGCGGCCATCTCCGGGGCCGGCGTGCCGTCGGCGAACTTCGCTGATCCGCCGCCGACGGTAGTGGCTTCCCACTCGCCGAGCGGATTGTTGTGCGGCAGTTTCACCACGCGCCGCGTCTGCGTCTTCCGACCGTCCAGGATGGCGCGCACCATTGCGCCGCTGAAGAGGATGGGGCGTTCTTTGATCATGCTAGGATCATTTCCTTTCTTGGGAGACGGCCATGGCGAAGTGCGATGCTTGCTGTTTTATCGTCACGGATAGGCGAGGGGAACGAGGGCACGATGCCCTTGTTGAAACCGGAAGTGAGAAATTCAGTCCCATCGGGAAGGCGGCCATCACCAAGACGTCGTTCATTTGCTCGACCTGCGGGACGAAATGGACATACGAGAACGATAAGAACAACGGCTTCGCCGGCTGGCATGAGGTTGAGAACTGATTTCATGCCGCCGCCGAAGCTGCGGCGGCAGCACTCGCTGGGTTATCGCGGTAATGCTCCGGCCGGAGTGGCTCTGCGTGATGCTCTGGAGGAACCTTCAGCCATATGGTCGCGGGATCCGGCCGGATCAGCTTTCCAGTCCTCTCCGCATAGCGCAGGCGCATCTGGGCATTGCGAGCAGCGAGCAGGTCGGGGCGCTCGGTCTTCAGGCGCTTGTACTGGCGCTTGTAGATGACGGACTTCGGCGTTGGGGCAAGGCGGGGGACGTCTTTACCGTTGCCCAGTTTCCATAGGGCCATAGGGCAGCCCACACCGTCGCTCTTGAGATAGCCGGCGATCCGAACGTCCTTACCGTGATGGTCGGCCAGTTGTTGCATGACAGCGCGTCGCGATGCACCGGTCTCGCGTGCCAGCTCGATCGCGCTGCGCATGCGCTTATCGGCGAGTACGGCGTTGATAGCTTCCCAAGTGGGCGAGTAGCGAGACTTCTTGAAGTTGACGCGGCGACCCAGGCCCAGCCACTGCCCATGGGCGATCGTGGCGCGATATGAGCGGCCAGGGAGCCGATGCATTAATTCCTTGAGTGAGCACGACTCGGCCCACATTCCGCGCAGCACAGCATCTTCTTCCGGCGTCCATGCCGTCCAAGCCTTCGTGGTCATGCTGGCGCTCCCGCAAGAACTCGGCGGTTGCCGTCTGAACTCATGGGCGACACGACGCTGGCGCCCTCCATTTGCTCGAGCAGGCGCGCGGCGCGGTTGTAGCCGATCCGCAAGTGGCGCTGCACGAGGGAAATACTGGCGCGCTTGTTTTTCTGCACGATGCCCACGGCCTGCGGGTACAGCGGATCGGCCTCACCCTGGTCCGGCGACTCGGCATCCTCGGCTGCCGATACAAGATCGTCCGGTGCCTCGGGCACTTGCTCGCCGCCCAGCTCGTACACGAGGTCAGACAGCATGCCCGCCAGTTCACCGGCCATCAGGAGGAAGTCTCCATCGAATGCCTCGTCGGCGCCTTTCTCGCCAGTCGACGCGGTTTCCTTCAGGACGTCCAGCGGCACCACACGCTTGATGGCCAGCGATTCGGTGAGCACGAATGACACGCGGTCGTTCCAGGTCATTGCCAGACGGGTGCAGCGCTTTCCGGCGGCGATGTGGCGTGCCACGTCTTCGGCTTCGGGTGATTGGTTCGCAATGCGGATGCTGGCGCGGCTCTCGCCAGAGGATTGCAGTACCGTGTCCTGATCGATGGTGAAACCGGCCGGGGCTTCGTCGGTGGCAAGCCAGTCCGTCATTGCGGCCACAGGGGAATTCTGGACACGCAGGTGCGTCACTGCCAGGCCGTCGATCGCCTTAAACAACTCGCCCATCACCGCGTCGACCTTCGCGCCTACCGCCGCATCGACCACCAGCCAGCCGTTCGCCGGGTCGATCCAGACGTGCGTCATGCTGCGGATATTGAATGCCTTTGGCATTAGTTCGTCGGTGACGGCATCCTTGAGCTCGCGCATTTGCTTCCGGCCCGGCTTGAAACCTTGCTGCTCCTCAAGGTCGGCGGCGCGTATCTTCATGAAGTCACGGATGACGGAGGCCGGCAACAGCTTCTTCTCAGTGGCCAGGGCGATCAGCATTTGCCCGTTGACGCTATGCACCAGATCGCCGCCGTCACGCGGCGGGGCCCACCCCTGTGATTGCATCTGCAGGTCGCCGCACGGCACGAAGGCGTGCTTGGCCAGGGCCTGGGTCAGCGCCTCGGCACTCAAGTCGAAAGACGCGAGGCGGAGGACGGTCAGATTCTTGAACCACATATCTTGTCTCGGTAGGTTAGGCGGCCAACTTACGCAGCTCGGCCAAGTTTTGCTGCACCAGCTTCTCGAACTCCAGCAGGTCGGCGACCATGGCGTCGATGTAGTCGTCGTCTCGCTTCACGCGCCAGCGAAAGAAATCCTTCCCGGTCGCTGCCTTCATGGCCGGGCAGTAGACCCCGAAGTCCCACCATGCGCGGCCGGACAGCCACAGGTTCCCCTGTACCTGGTCCATGTACTGCTGCAGGTCGTGGTTAATCAGGGTCGTGCGCAGCTCCTTCGGCGAGACGATGCACTTGTATTCGGCGCCTCCGTCGTCGCCGATCCAGCCGTCGGCGCTGGCGCCGAAGATGCGGTCATCTGTCAGCACCATGCCAACCGGCTTCACGTAGACGCCTATATCGGCCTGGTGGGCGATGCGCGCGTCTGACTCCATTTCATGGCCGCGGCGCATCTGCCAGGTCTCGTGCCCCTCGTTCAGCGGAAAGCCGCTGGTCCGCTCGATCGCGGTGCCAAAGGCCAGATTAAGCGCGTCATCTGCCCAGTCGTCGTTCTTCTTGCGGGACCTTGCAACTTTGAAATTGCTGGCGGTGTTCACGCCAGCACGGGCCCGTAGCCAGGCCTCACTGCCCTGCGCGCACTCGACAATGATCACGCTGCCTCCCGCAATTCAATGGTGCGCTGGTTGTAGTAGTCGGAATACTTCGCCTTCGACTCACGATCCAGGCCGGACATGATCTTGCTGAGTTCGCCGATGTTCTTGGCGTCGCGCATGCCTTGGTGCACTTCGGCCGGCACCGGAGACTGGCCTGCGCCGGCTTCCGGGTCGCTGTTTTCGTCCAGGTCCGCGTCGCCCGCAACGTTCAGCATGGCGGTCACGATGTAGCGGCGCAGGATCGTGATCGATGCCCCGAAGCTCTTGATGTCAGCGTCGCCGCGAACGAGGCTCAGCGACGACTCGATACGGGCTGCAGACTTGTGAGCGATGATCGTGCGGATGTGTGTGCCGCCACTTGGCTTGTCCGTGACGATCTGCATGAGAGCCAGGGCGTGCTTCGATAGGGCGGGGGTGGTCTTGTCCCGGATCTCCTGCATGTCGGCGTAGTCGAACGTGTACGGACTCTTGCCCGGATCTTTAGGGCGGACGTGCGCGGTGCGGTTCTTCGCAATGGGCGGGAACTCCCCTTGCGCGGTGGCCAGCGCCTCGAACAGTTGCCCGAGGCTTTCCGGCGCCGGGCCAGCGATCAGGTTCACATCCAGCTGCTGCACGGCCTGGGCGGCGATATGCTCGGGGCTGTTCATTGCTGCTCTCCCGTGGTGGTGGCGATCGCGGCATCGATGCGCGCGGCCAGGTCGATATCGCCGACGTGCTGGCGGGCTTCAATAAGCAGGGCCAGCAGGGTGCCGGCTTGCTCGCGCACGCGCTGTGCGGCGGCCTCTGCAGCTTCCTGTTCGCGCTTCCGGGTGGCGGCTTCATCGCGCTGGCGCTGTTCCTCGGCGGCGCGGGCATCTGCCTCGCGCTTCGCTTCCGCAGCACGCTCGTCGGCTTGGCGCTTTTCCTTGTCCGCGCGTTCATCGTCGATGCGGCGTTGCTCAGCTTCCGCAGCTTCGCGCTTGCGCTTGGCTTCTGCATCGCGCAGGGCCTGCAGTTCGGCCTGGTCGGCGGCTCGCTGGAGCTCCTGCTCTTCCTTCTCGCGAGCTGCGTCCAGCATCGTGTTCAGGTTGCCAAGTGCCGATTGGATCGCGGCGCCGGTATCCGCCTGAAACTCGCCGAAGTCGTCGGCGGCTTCCCGTGCCAGCGAGTCGATGCGCTGCTGAATCTGGCGTGCGCCCAGGCCGATGCAGGTAGACGCGGCCAGTTCGATCGCGTGGATGCGGTCCTTGATGCCGGCCACGCGCTTGCGGTCGGCTTCGGCGGCGGCTTCTTGCTGGCGGCGGGCCGCGGCCTCGGCTTCCTGCTGGGCGCGCATGGCGGCCAGTTCCTCGCGGGCCTTGGCGTTCTCCAGATGCACGCGCAGGGTTGCAAGAGCGGTGGCGACGGCTTCCTTGGCCTGGTCGGCGTATTCGTCCCAGTTGCGCTGGCCCAAATACCCCGGCGATTCCAGGTCGCTGATCGCTGCGGTCACGTCGGCCACTGAGGCGGAAAGGTAGTCCCGCGGCAGCGTGGCTATCGCATTCAAGCAGGCCTGGTGCGCGCCGATGCGCGCGCTCTCGACGCGGGCTTTCTCGATCCGCTCTTCGTCCTTACGCTTTTGCTCGGCGTCGACCAGTTCCTTGACGGGCTGTTCGATCGCCTTGACCGCCGCCACGATCTCGTCGCGCTTGTCGCGGTTGCGTTTCTGCCAGGCCAGGACCGGGCGATTCCAGTTCGTGTAAGCCTCTTCAGTGGCGGTGCGCGTGCCGACGCAGCGCTGCACGAACTCACGCGCTGCCTTGTTGCCAGCCGTCGTCTTCACGTCGAAGGCTTCGGCGCCAGCTTCGCGCAACTCGGCAAGGCCTGCCTCGATGGGGTCGTACAAGGCGAGGCCGGTCGCCGGCTCTGCCTGGACAGGATCCAGGACTTCGAATTCAGGTGCTCCCATGACAGGTTCCGTTTCTGTGTTTGGGTGGGTGGATCAGGCCAGACGTGCGCCCGTGCTCGGGTGGTACGCTCCCTTCTCCGGAGCGTGTGTCGGGTGCAAGAGCCATTTCGTGCCGAGCATGGCGATCTGCTGCGCGCGGCGGTGGATGGCGCGCTTTTCCGCTTCCGGCAGGCCGGAGTCGACGTGGCGCAGGTCAACGTTCTTCGGGATCATGCTGTCCTCACTAGGTGGGATCGGATGGGCTGGGCATTCACCCAGGCAAGCAGGCCAAGCAGCGCGATGGCTGCTGCGGCGATGGCAAACCAAAAGACGAGGGCGCGAAGGGAAATCACGCCGAACTCCCGATAGCCCTGGCGATGACAGCCTCGCGCTCATGAAAGCGGGTAGTGCCGTCGCTGTCATTGCTGCTCAGGATGTTCCTGGCGGCCCACTCCGATTTCTGCTCGGGCGTCATGATTGCCAGCACGTTGAGGATGATCCGGTGCGCCAGTTGGAGTTCTCGCAACAGTTCGCGCTGCAGGTTTTCGCGCGCGGCCTGGCGCATCGCTGCTTGTTCTGCGGTCATTGCTGTTCTCCCATGGATTTGGCAATGGCAGCTTCGGCAGCGTCGAGCAATTGCTGATCTGCCGCCACTGGCGTGCCACTGTGATGGTTGAGCATGGCTACCAACGCAGCCAGCACCTCAGGAAAGGAAGCGATTGCGCGCGCATTTGCCAGCGCCTGAGCCTCGGTTTCGGCATAGCAAATCTGCTGCGACTTATCGGATGCAAACGAGGTCTCGGCCAGGATGAGGCCGCGCGCGTTATCGTCCGTGGCGGGACCGCGCACTTGTATAGAGATGGTTTTGCCGTCGACGATGAAGGGCTCGACGCGCCACGGCCCCTTTGTGATTACTGCTTTCATACAGCCACCCCGAAAGCAAATCTCCGCTCATCGCGTTGACGGTCAGCGGCTTCGCAGGCTTCGAAGGCCTCGTTGTCCAGGTGCGCCTCCAACGCGAGGCCCGCGATCTCGTCCAGGTCGTGCAGGTGGGTGACATCCACACCCGAGTCGGTGATGGTGTCCACATAGAAGGCCTCCGGCTCGCCGGGCTGCTCAAGCGTGGCGTCATAGCCGCAGCAGTAGCTGCCAGACACCTGCAGGGTGGTGCCGTTGTGGTTGATGGATACAGTGGTCATGGCGCGCACCTCAGTCCAGACCGTAGAAGCGAATGCTGACGACGTGCTCGCCTGTAGCCTCATCCAGACGAGGGAGGCTCATAGACGGGCTGCGGTAGTGGGTGATCGCCTTGAGAGATGCGCGAGCACGCTCCACCACGGCTGCCTCATTGCGGCCGCGGAAGGTGCGCATGCCGCCGCTGCCGATCAAGCGAAAGGAAATCTTCACGGCCACGGCGCGCGCCGCTGCATTCACCGCTGCTTGCGCCTGATCGCGCTCGACGCTCTCGCGTGCCGCATCCATCAACTGATAATGCAGAGCGGAGTACGCGGCGAGCTGTACGCTGTCGCGGTCAGGGCGGGCCATGCCGGCGTAGTCCTGCAATTCAATGTTGAGGAAATCGCGAATGGCTGTGTCGCGCTCGGCGGGCGACATGTGGGCGAGAACTTGATGTGGCTGCATCCCATCTCTCCATCTGTTGTGCACCGGGTGTCGGTGTCGATGGATCGTATTAAACACCATGTTTATATATTAGTCAAACATGGTGTTTAGTTTTTGTGGCGTGCTCGCCTAGACTGGATCGGTGCAACAACAGGAGTCGCCATGAGCGCAGCCTTCGAGCGCATGGCGCTGGGCGACGAGGATTTATCGGTGGATGGAGCGGTGGCCGGCTTGGCTGGCCTGATGGCGGACGAACAGATGCCGGAAGAGGTATGGCTGGCGGTCGGAGGCGGCGAGTTATCTCGGCTCCGGCCGGCCGTCGGCTAGACTGGACGGGTGCCGCTCGACGGAGGGAGTGATGGAGCCGGACGATGTGATTCGCCAGTTCGAGCAGCTGGCACTGGACGAAGAAACTGAGCTGCCGATCGACGACGCGATAGCCGGCCTGGCCATGCTGCTAGCAGATCCAGCTATTGTGGGGAAGGAGAGGGTGCTGCTGACCGAAGTGGGGGCGACGCTCTACCGGCTGGGCCTGAACGAGCGGGTGAGGGCGGCGCTGCGCTTGTGATGCCCTTGGGCTATGGACTTTGCGCTATGGGACGGGTGTGTAGCCCAACGGCAACAGAAAGCCCACCTCGATGGATGGGCTTGGCGAGCTACTTCTTGTGGTGGACCACGCGGTCCCACCAGTAGTGGAACGGGTGAGCGTGTACGGGGTAGAGGACGGACTTATGGAAGAAACCAGCCCGCAGCAGGAAGGCATACAAGAGCACAACTACGCCCAGGAAGATCAGCGAGGATGTCAGGGTCATGGCGTCTCCTTATAAGGGCCATGAGATCAGTGTACGCCTAAGAGGCACTGGCCGCAGATGACAAAAAACCCGCCTCAGTGGGCGGGTTTGGGGTGGCAGCTACAGCAGGTTATCCGTCCAAACCGCACGCCCAACGATCATCGTCCGGTCATCGGGCGGCAGCATCTTGTCGGGGAATGCGATCTTATCTGGGTTGTCGCTCTTGAGCATCCACACCTCGGCGCCAGCTGCTGGGTTGTATTCGCGCACTAGGCGCTTCAGGACCAGGCCGTCATACGGGGTGCAGATCGCGTAGATTTTATTGTCTTTAGGCTCCCGGTCCTCGATGTTGAGCAGGACATCGCGCCCATTCTGGATGCGGGGAGACATGCTTCCACCTGTGGCAACGATCAAGCGGGCCGCACGTACCGGGACGCCATATTCCCGAAGCCTTGATCGCGCGAATGCCTTTTCTCCGCTGATGGCAACATGGTCATGAAAGCGGCCTTCTCCGCATGCGGCGACAACATCAAGCTGTGGAACCAAGGCGAATTCTTCTTCTGTTGGGGACGGCAAATCTTGCTCGGCTGAGCCGAGGTCAAGATTGTAAGCGCCCGTTGAAGAGTTCTGATCGTTCCGTGTGACAGATTGTCTGTTCTGGAATACAGGCTTGACAGAACTCCCGCGCTCCGCCGTGGAAACAGTCATCGGAGGCTGCCCCGTCAGCAACCACGTCGCGCTACAGCCAATTGCTGTCTGGGCCTTAAGCATCCCGCCCTGCGACATGCCCCTCCGTTCCCAGTTGTTGACGGTCTGCTGGGATTGATTCAGAGCCTTCGCCACATCCGTTGGCGAGTCTAGCCCTTTGAGTGCTTTTGCGGCCTCGTAGAGGCGAACCATGGTTTCGTGCATGCCGCCGATTTTCTCATGTGTAAACGCTTTGTTGATAAACGCGGTGTTTGACTCGAGAATAAACATGGTGTTTAATGTGGCCATGAACGCGAAAAAGACCGCCGTCTCTGATGACTGGCAACTCATCGAAAGCCTTGGTGGCCCCACCCAGGTGGCCAAGCTCCTCGGTTACGACTTGCGTCGGGGCGGAGTTCAGCGAGTCCACAACTGGAAGGAAAGGGGCATCCCGCCATCCGTAAAGATCGCATACCCCAGGCTGTTCTTGAAGGGAATCAAGTACAGCCAGGACGCCAGCGACGACGTACAGCCACCTGTAGGTACGTCGGGACGGAAGAAGCGGTAAGCAGCGATTCGTTTTCATGGGGCGTCCTTTGTGGCGCCCTTATTTGAAGCCAAAGCCAACCGGTTATTCAACGCGGGACAGAAGAATTAATCCAAAAGGGGGATGCGATGGAACTGAACATGTTTGGTGGTGTGGTGTACGCGCCGACGTTCTTGCCGGCCAATGACATCGCGTCTTGCGCCACGTTCCGCGAGGCAGTGCGGATGTCGTGGGGTCACCGTCGCATCAAGGCCATGACCATGCGCACCCTGGCGGAACGGATCGACTGCTACCCAGCGCATATCTCCGACTACCTGGCGGCAGACGACAAGTCGAGCCGTCGAAACCTGTCGCCAGAGAAGCTCGATGCCTGGGCCGCGACGGTCGGGAATTGGGGCGTGCAGCAGTGGATCGCGCGTCAGTCGAAGTTGACGTTTATGGAAGAAGTCATTGCAGCCAGAGCTGCAGCCTGACCGCAGAGCGCCGATTCTGGCGCCGCTTGAGCAAGTTTTTTAGTCGGAAACCCCGGGGGAATCATGGAACAGATCAGGTCGCGTCAAGCGA